AGAGAGTTCGTCGCCTCGACGGTGAGGCCCGAACGGTTGAACAGCTGAGCGGCGGAACTGGTGCCGATCAGTGCGGTGCCGGCGCCACCACAGCAGGTCGACACGACAACCGGCTTCTGCCAGATGTAGTCCGTCGCCTGGGTGATCTGCGTCGACTGGTCCATGTTGCGGCCGTTGCCGTATGGACCCTGGAACGGACCGCCGCCGAAGAACTGCCCTGCTGTATCCGTCAGCAGACGCAGGTCCTGGTAGTCGGTCGGGTGGATGACGAACCAGTCCGGCTCGATCAGTGCGGAACCACGCTGGCCGTTCATGGCCTTGAACAGCTGGACGGCCTTGTTACCGGCCGCCGTGCCGCCCGCGTAGATGTTGATTCCGCGGGTCGAGTCCATGATCCCGACGAGGTCGTTGGTACCGGCCCCGCGCACGATCTGGCGCTCCTGCTCGATCGCGACGAACAGCGACAGCCGCCCGTCGATGTAGGCGCGAGTCTGACTCGCGTCCTCGAGCATCTCGTCCGACACCTTGAGCGTCGTGGCGATCTTCTTGACCGACTCGTCGCGGGTGCTCAGGGCGAGGGTGGACTGCGGCTTCGAGCCACCTTCCGCCACGCCGGCGGCGCCAGAGGTCGCGGTTCCTTCCACGACGTAACGGACGGTGCTGACCGTGGTCGTTCCCGACAGGATCAGCTCGGTGACGGACAAAGGCTGGAACAGCTTTGTCACGACTCCGGGGACCTCGTCGGGTACGGGGATCAGGCCGCCGCCGGTACCCGCGCCCGGGGCGCCGATGCCCTCGAGCAGGGTGCCCTTGGTCTCGATCGGAACGGCGCCCGTGTTGAAGCCCTTCGGCAGGGCGCCCGTTTCCTTGTACGCCTGATGCATGGACTTGAAGCCCGGCGAGTTGACGAACATCTCGCCCGGCGTCTCCTGGCGCTTGGGCACCGAGAGGGAGGCGAAGCCCTGATGAAGAACTAGCCCCTTCTCCTCGGTCGGGTCGTCGATCTGACCGACGGCGTCGTTGACGGCCGTCTCGAGCTCAACCTGGTCCTCGAGCTCGCGCTTGTTGGCGGTCAGCGTCTCGATTGCCTTGTGAATCTCGGCAACCTCGGCGTTCTCGTCGTCGGTGCGTCCGCGGTTCTCCTTGTCGGCCGCGGCCATGATCGACTTGGCCTGCTCGGCCTTCTCGACGATCTTGTCCTCGGTCGCGCGGAGTTCGCGCTTGGTTCTGGACAGCATTGCTATCTCCTCGGTAGCACGGCATCGAGCCGGGCTAGGTCGAATTGGTCGATCTCCGGGGTTGACGCTGGGCGGGTTACCTCTGGTGGGGTCTGGCCGCGTTCGTCCTGGCCCGAGGGTGGCGCTGGTACGTCTGTTTCAAGTGTCTTGGTCATCTCGTCGAGCAGTTCACGCACGACGGCGAGCTCGGCCCGCATTTCCTCGCGGGTCATCTCGGTAACCGACTTCATCGACAGCATCCGGGTGTCGGCGTTCATCGGCGCCGGCGTGATGCTGATCTCGAAGACGTCAACGGCCTTGAGCTCGTAGACGCCGTCGTCGGCCTCAGCGCCGTCGGTGACCATGTAGCCGAACGAGAGCCCCATTGCGCCGGACTTCATCGTCCGCCAGGCTTCCTGGGCGACGTCTGAGCCCTCGAGGTCGAGCTTGCCGGTGACGACCAGCCCCGCGTCCGTTTCCTTGGTCGCGTGGGGGTCTACGGTGCCGATGATGTCGTGGGGGTCTCCGGAGTGATCCCAGTGAAGCGGGATCTGCTTGCCCGAGGTCTGCCACTTCTCGATCGACGACGCGAAGGCGCCCGGGATGATCCGCTCGTTGCCGCGGTCCACGGTATACGCCGCTGCAAGGGCCGTGAACTCGCCCAACTCGGTCGCGGTGGCCTTGGCTTCTAGGGTCTTGTGCAGCATCGGGGCTCCTTTAGCTGATTTCCATGACGCATTCGCAGCCGGGATGGTCCGCCGGCGGGCCTTCTGAGCCGTTCGAGAAGGTGCCGCCAAGCGGGACGACCTCGCCGTCGAGCTCGGGATGGGCCGAGTTCGAGCTGGTTACGAGCCAGGTCTTAGTCCGGTTGCGGGCGTCGAGAGTTTTTTTTGCCGCCTCGGTAGCGGCGAACGAGGTCGCCGCGGTGGCGAGCCCCATTCCGGACGTCGGGGCGCGGGAGTCGCGGGCGCGGCTGAATACGTCGGCGGTGTCGTCGGTGGCGGCGAGGTCGGCGCGAGTGGCGGCGTTGATTCCCTCGGCCGTTCCCTCGGCCTGGGCGCGGAGGTAGTTGCGCACGAACCGCATATCGAATGGCCCAGCACCGAATCGAGCCGCATTTATGTCGCCCTCGACGTTGACGGTCTTGGAAAGCCACGCCTCGAGGTCGTCGGCGAGTTCGGCGGTCCACCGCTTCCACGGGAGGGCCTTGGCCTTTATCGCCCGCTCCTGGCGGTTGTAGTTGCGCACCAGCAGGGCCGTAGCTTCAGCCGCGTAGGTGTTGCGGCGGGTGATGAGGGCGTTATGACGGGGGTGGGCGAGCTGCTTGACCGCAGCCTCCCGATACGAGCCGTCCTGGTTGGGCTCGTTGGGATCTTGCGGCGGCATCACGTTCGGCGCGGGGCGCGGGTTGTTGCCCACCAGGACGTTCAGCGGCGTGATCAGCTCGTCGCCGCCCTCGATCGGCGGCAGGTTGTCGAACGAGCGGGCCTCGTTGCGGGTCAGGTAGGGCCCACCGACTGCTGAGGTAATCGCTGCCGCGCGGTCCTCGAGGTTGCCGCGCAGCTTGTCGCGGATGTTGAACTCGAAGTAGTAGTCGTCGGCGGCGAACTCGTAGCGAAGCAGCGAGAAGTCCAGCTGCTCGGCAAGGGATTGGGTGATCGGCGGCAGGACGTCGGCGTAGAAGGCTTTGCGTTCCTCCTCGCCTTCAGGAGGAACGTGGGCGAGGCCGTAGGCGCTGGCGACCTCTGCGTTCGTGAACTCGCGGCCGGCCAGCATCTCGGCGTCCTTGGGGCTGACGCCGAAGTCGGCGAATTCCATGCCCTCCTCGAGCATCGGGGTCTTTCGGGGGGCTGATTTGTTCTCGTTCGCCCACGACTCGAGGAACCGCTTGCGGCCCTCCTCTGACAACTCGGGGGCTTCCAGCGGGCGCTTGATGTACCCCGGCTTGGCGAGGCCGGCCTTGTAGAGCTCGGCCGATGCGGCTTGGCTGGCGGCGTCCTCGGCGAGTAGGGCGCGAAGGGTTTCCAGTGGCGAGAGGCCGATGCGCTGATCGGACGGGTTGTAGACGCGCCACGAGATCATGTCGTCGGGCTTGACGTCGAAGTGGGTGCCGTTGGCGGTGAACACCCGGAAGGCTTCGATCGTGTAGGTGCCTGCACCGAGAACTGCAACAGCAGGGGGTGGAATGCGGACCAGGATCAGCTTCCCGCCCACTCCCCCGCGGAACTTCAGGATGTAGGTCTGGCCGAACACCAGATAGTCCGAGACGGCGTCGCGGATGAAGGAATCCGGCGGGCAGTAGTCGTTGGGGTGGTCCATCGTCAGCGCCGCCGGATGGTCGAAAGCCGGTTGGCGATCGGTGTCTCCGACCCGCTCGTAGAGCTTCAGCCCGAGCTGGGCGACGTTTCGGGCGATGTAGTCGACGACCTTGCGCACCGACGGCTGCTGCTGGTAGAGGAACGCGTAGGTCGCGGCCTGCGTGAGCAGAAACTGGGCGGTGATCTCCTGGTTCACCCCACCTAGCCGCTGATAGAGGTTGAGCCGCCCGTTCTGGGCCGATTCGAGGACCGCCGGCGAGGCCGTGAGCGCCTTGCGGCGGAAGAAGTCGAGTAGCCCCACTGGGCCTCCTTATGCGGAAATCAGAGTGCGGTCGTTGTAGACCGAGCGGCGTTCCACGTTTGTCCGAGACGCCCAGTCGACCGCCATCGCCAGGGCGATGATCGCGTCCATCTGGCGCCCCTGCGTTACCTGAGTCTTTTTGAGCCGCAGACCGCGCTCGGTTTCGGCAATTCCAGCGGCGAGGGCGTGATCTCGGGCAACTTTGTCCCCGCCGTGACGGAGATTCCCGTGGATTACGGCCTCGTGCAGCGTCCGGGTCGCCGGGACCATCCGCGCGTTATCTTGCTTCCACTCGACCATCGCCAGCCCTTCATCGCTGAGCCTCTGGGCGGCGTGGCGCATGTACTGGGGGTCGTAAGTGACCGCGGTGACGTGGTATTTGGCGCATTGGTCGCGAATGTGGGCCATAACCAGCTCAAGATCGACCTCCTTGTGCGGGCCCCAGACCTTGAACGCGGCGTTGTAGACCGGGCCGTCTCTCTGAACCGTTGCGACGACGGTGCAGTCGTGGCGGATCGAAGCGTCCACCCCCAAGATCGTGTCGCGCTCGGGCAGCAGCTCCGGTTTCCCGTCGCAGGCATCCCAGACGTCGCCGTTTATCCACGCTTCCTCGGACGCGGTCCACTGATTCAGGTGCCAGCGGCGGAACTCGGACTCGTGCATGCGCTGAAGGTCGTCCTCCAGCCCCTTGATCCGCATGAACGGGCTTTCGCAGCTGAGCGCCGGATTGGCGAGCTTCCAGGTCTCGGGATCGTCGAAGGGCAGATCCTCGGGCGCCGAATGCCACTCGTAAAAGAACCGCGGGTCGTCGCCGGCCTCTCCTCGCTTGCATTCCTGGGCCAGAAGCGACGTTTGGTCGTAGCCGGCGGTCGAGATGCAGACCAAAAGGGCCTGATCGCGCTTGATCAGCCCCCCGACCAGCGCCTCGAACAGATCGCGCTTTTTCTGAACGTGCAGCTCGTCGAAGATCACGCACGTCGGCTGCAGACCATGCTGAAGCGGCCCATCCGCCGAGACGATGTGCAGCGCCGAATCCGTCGATGGGACTTCCATCCGCCGGTAACCAGGCAAGATCCGGACCCATTTGTGCAGCGGCCCGTCCTCGACCATCCTTCTAGCGGATTTGAACGCAAGTGCGGCCTGGTCGCGCGAGCCGGCGGCGATGTAGACCTCGGCCCGCTTCTGATCGGCGATCAGCATGTAGAGGGCGATCGCGGCGGCGATTTCGGTCTTGCCGTTTCCTCGCGGAACGCCCCAAAGGGCTTGGCTATAGACCCGCTCGCCGTCGGATTCGCGGAAAAGCTCGGTCAGCCACTCGGTCTGGAAGTCACGCAGGTCGAGATTGCACCGCTTCTTGATGAACTCGACCGCATCCACTTACGCCATCATTCGCTCGAGCTCGGCGTCCAGTTCCTCGCGCTGCTCGCGCTTTGCCGCCCGAAGTGCCCGCTCGAGCGCGGCCGCGGCGGTGACCGAACCGTTTTCGGCCTGCTCGGAGAGCACGACCAAGACTTCCTCGTGCGTCATCACCTTGCGCTCTGGCTTGCCCATGCGGCTCCTTCCCGATAACACGACTTTTCTTCCCAGCTTGCCACTCGGCGTCTATC